GGCACATAAGATCCTGGTCTTTTCTCTGTAAGCTTTAAGAACCAGCAGCTGCGCTATCGTCCAGGATTTTGAAGAACCTCGTCCGCCATGGGCCACTTTATAACGATGTGGCTCCAGGAATGGCTCGAACTTCTCAGTGATTTGTATGCGGAGTTTCGTCGTCGTCATAATTAGAATCGTGATAGTGGACCATATCAACTATGGATGAATAACACCAGGGACAAAAAGCTACTTCAGTGATGCCGAAGTAACCTTCGATTCCACCATCTTCTTCGTCATATTCACTGGCACAAACATTGCATGTATGCTCTATCGGAGCCATTGCATTTGATGGATGATATAAGGAGCGTAACCAAGCCAAAACCCAAGGAAGATCCCCAGGTATAGTTTGTTTATGGGTTGCTTATGGACCTCGACTTCAATCGGATAATCCACTGGTTGTTTAATTCTTTTCATTTCTTAATATCTCCACTTGTATGGTTGCTGGCATTGGGTTCTCTGGATCATTGGACATCACTTGCTTGTCTAGTCCATGGATCCTTGCTTTGACGTTTAAAGCTGATATAGCTGCACCAGGCTGGCCCAGGGACCTAGCTAATTGTCGATCCTCGTCAAGTTCTTTTGATAGTGATTCAACAGTCACCTCAAACTTTTTTTGTAGGTTTAATTGCAGCTCACCGACTCTTGTTGCAATCTTGCTGTTATCAAGAAGTGCTACTGCATTTCGATTTATTGTTGGTCCTTTCATTTTTTGACAGTCATAGCTCTGCCGATATGCTTCACTTGCATTCCCTGTTTGAATGAAAGATTTGCAAAACTTCTCTTGCTTTGTTGTTAACTTATTCATACTTTGGCCCACCATTGATCCTCTATAAATTTATATTCTTTATCAACACTGATCATCAACCGATCAATGACTTCTATTACATCTTCCAAAGAGTAAACGACTTCAACATGTCCGCCCGCAGCTTTAATTATTTTATGAAACTCTTTTTGAACATTGCTCAATCTCCCCTTCGGAGAATTAGTCTTAGGCTTTTTAACCTCCAAACCAATATATCTTCCACAATGGACAACAGTGAGATCTGGGACACCAGGTTTAACTCCTTCTCTTTTTAATTTGGTTCCAGTTTTCAGATTTCTGCTGCCACCATTTGGAACTGCCCAATAACAAATACCTTTCAAATCTAAATAATCACATATTGCTTTTTGGACCTGGTGCTCAACGTCAGCCACTATTTTTTCTTAGGTACTACTGTTTTTTCCATAGCTTCTGCGAGCTTCACCATCCAAGGATCCGGCCACTTTCCAGAATGCTTCTCAGCTCCTTCAACTCTTTCTCTCAATTCTAGTATTGCTTTTTTTAGCTCTTCACTCATGCGCTTTTCCTATTGATAAAATAATTAATAATGTTTTTCTGGTGCTCATCGATCATTTGATTAATGCGCTCCCTTCTTGTGTCTTGCTCATCATCAGACACGTCCAACCATTGTGGCTGCGCCCAGAATCGAAGCATCATATCCGACTCGTGATTGGTCCAACCTCTATGCTGCTTGTTGTAATTCTTAAACCAGACCTGGACATAACCAGGGACTTCATGAAAGGGATGATCAACAAAGAATCGATACTTTCCTTTGTCATCAGCATTCATCCACATCTGAGCATAATCTCTCTGGGATTCTTTTTTGTTTTCTAAAGCCTTGTTAAGCTTTGGTCGACCACCACAATATTCAATAAACTTTGGAAGCGATGGCGCAAACTCAGATCCAGATCTTCTAACTAATTCGATCGCATGTAAAACATCCACTGTTGCAATCCCAGACAAACCTTTTGACCATTCATCGAGCGTTAAGTTCATCCAATCTTCATCATCATCCAACCTGGCACCAAATGAAGGAAACATTACTTTGAACCTGGCAATCACTCTCCCCGCTATTTTTTTCTCTTCAGCTACCATCATCTTGCAACCTCCTTCAATAAGTTAAGTCCAGCTCTTTTGGCTGGTCCTTGAGTTCTCCTACCGCCTTGATCCTGTTCTTTAGACAACCAGGAATTGACAAACTTCTTGATCCCAGATTTAGTTTTACGTTTCGTAGGATTACCATCAATCCAACCCACCATATTGCGAAGCTCTTGCTCAACATCAACAGCCGGATATAGATCTCTATACTTTACGAGATCATCCTCATAGATTGGAAAAAGGGATTTATCATTGAGCTGCAACCCAATAAAGACATTAGCATTATCATTTACATTATCATTAACATTAACATTTACATTAGGCTTATCTTTGGTTTCCTTTTGGCCTTCCTTTGGCCCTCCTTTGGCCTTCTTTTCGTCTTGCTCTTGGCCTACCTTTGCCCATTTATCTTTAGTAGCCTGGGCACCCTTTTGACTGCTCTGCCATTTCTTATAGTTAGCTTCCAGCTGGGGTTGAATGAGCTTGAACATTGCTGCAGCCATTGGTCCCATGTCAGTATTCTTATGATCCAAGCCAAACTCAAAGATCGCTCTATAAAGCTCTAACTCTTCTTGATCTCCCAAAGCTTTAGCAGCTTCATAAAAAGATCTATAAACAACAATCGAATCTCTTTTAGTTTTCATTGTGCTTCCTCCGGTGGATATATATCTGGCCTGGTATGATGCCGAGATACTTCGCCCTGGGTTGCTTTCTCAAGATTGATCACATGTAAATCAGCTACTCTTCTTTGCTTATTCGCCCAAAGCTTTACCAACGGAGTCGATACTCCAAGCTCTTGTGCTATACTTACCCAGATCTGATTAAGGGATCTGTAGTTGCCGAGTGCTTTTTCTTTCCTTCCGTACTCAATTAATGTCATTTTTTCATAATCTCCCAATAAATTGTGACAAATTGTATCATATTGCTCAATAAGATACAAACATTATTCTAAAATTGCTACATATCTGGTAAAATATAGCATTAGAGAGCTACAAATTTAAACGGAGATAATGCTTATGGGAAGCTGGATTTCACGGGCCAAAAGTAAAATGGCTGAAAATAAATTAACGCAAACAGATATTGCACCTTCAATGGGTAAAAATACTCGCGGAGCAATCGGACATTATTTTACTGGACGATCGAAACCAACACTGGATCAACTGGAAGGATTAGCCAAGTTCCTTGGTGTATCGCTGAGTTGGCTGGTTTCAGACACTGGAGAAAATACTGCAGTCGACGACGATACATTAGAAGATTGCTTACGCCTGGTTGAAGAAGCTGAAGCTGAAGCTGATATTATTTTATCGCCAACTCAAGCTGCAAGAATGACAACGTATTTATACAGAGCTGCAAAGGATGGTCAAGAGATTAATAATAAACGTGCAGCAGAATTGATAACATTAGTAACCTCATAAAGGATAATTATAGTATTATAATTCAAATTGCAACATAATTGCATTAAGTGAGAAAAGCCTATAAGAACCTCACTATAATCAAAGTGCCTAGGACTCGACTGATTCTGGAAGCAGCGAGTAACAAATTAAAGCAGAATGGTTTTCTCAACATACTTGCAGATGAAGGTAGTTCAGAGCAATCTGTTAAAGTAGCTTCTAAAAAACTTAAAGGAAGATGGTACATACGAAAGTCATTTTGGCTTGTCGTAAACATCTATAAGTACACTTGGTTTCGGCTCAGATTATTCAGAGCTGATGTACTCAACATGAGTAGGTCATTCGTACAAGTATAAAAGAACAAATGGAGAGAATATGATAAATAAATATGTTATAGATTCAGATATTCTTCGGGATCATTATAAAAGAAGAACTTTAAGAAAGAAAATTGCTCAACGGATGATTTTAGAATCAAAGTTTTCAAGGGTTACAAAATTCTGTTTTGTAATTGCTGTTGTTTCCTTATTAGTGTATCTCATACATCATGATATAAATTATGGTCATTTTATACACACATCCCCCCCCCTTGGATAACCTCTTTATCCATTAATTTAAAATTATTTTTACTTCTGTAGGCCTTTAGGGGCCTACATTTCTTATCTTATTTTAGATACTGTGTGTAATTAATTGTTGACAAGGATACATATCGTATTCTATAATGTAGGTGATTTAATAAGAAAGGAGGTGTCAATTGAGAACTAAACCAACAAAGCGTATCAATCACAAGGGCCATGATTATTGGTCTTGTTGTGTTTGTAATAATTTCTTTGAAGGCTGGGGTAATAACCCTTGGCCATTATCTAATCGAGAAGATGACGAATGTTGCAATGAATGTAATATGTTTGTTGTTAAGGCTCGTTTTGAAATGATGGAGGAGGTGTAATGAAAACAAATGCTTTAATTAAGAAAATCAACAAAGCGATCCCGGAAGCCAGAGCTGTTCCGATGGCAGATTGGGATGGCAGCGATGATGGGATCTGGTTTCGAGGAAGTGAAGATTATGTCGAAGCAGATGGAAGATTGATCTTTGGTGGAGGGTTTGATGTTCATCCTAAACTGGAGAAGATCTTGGATGACGCTGGCTGGTTTGCAGAACCATACGACAGTGGCACTTTAATGGCTTATAACTAAGGAGGGAGTATGAATATTGTTTATGGTAAAGATAGTTTCGACAATGCTTTAGAAGTCGACAACTATCCCTGGGGTTTTAAATTCAAAACTAAAAGAAGGTATTGGATTGAAACTGCTAAAAAAGGAGATCGTTTGTGTTTTCAAACTTTAAATCCTAAAACTAACAAATGGTGTAAGCCTAAAAAACGGACTTATGATTTAGTGTTGGTTCTTTACTTGGATGAGAATGATCATGTCAAAACTTATGGATTTCACGAATACAGCAGAAAAGATGTTTATAAGTTTGAGAAAAAAGTTAATGTTGAAAAACTTAACAATGATCAAAGGAAAAAACTTTGTGAAGCCAAAGCGGTCAACCATGTTATGAAAAACGTTACTGTAAGTTTTAATAATGTCACTATGGAAAGTGCGGAGGAAAAAGCAAAGCGAGTAGAAGAAAAAGAACGGAATGAGGAGCGAATACTTAATGCGATCAATTCTGTTTATAACGGATGCTTAATCAAAAACGATTTAGTTGGAGAGAGAGCGTGAGTAGGGAGGAGCTCCTGGCATTAGCCAGGGGCATTATTTTGTCAACAAGGAGAAGCAAATGGAAATAATCGTTGAAGTAAGAGATGTTTATGGAAAGCCTTTGGTTTACCCAGTATGCAGACGAGCAGAAATGTTTGCAAAGATTGCTGAGTCAAAAACATTAACACCAAGAGTTTTATTAGTTGTTGAGATGTTAGGTTTTGAAATCAGAGAGTTTGGAAATATAGCAAATTCACCACGTTTAAAGGAGGCATTAGCAGCATAATGGGATTAAATATTAGTGTTTATCGAAATGGATCAGATTGTACTAATGGTGGAGCATCTGCCAATTGTAAAACAATCTGTGTTGTAAATATACCGGGGCCTTTTAAGCCAGATCATAACAAACCAGCGTTTAAGTTAGTTGAAGGAAATCTTGGTACTGTTGTTTTAAAGCCATTATATGAACCAAAGAATATGATGGGCCCCCACATGGGAGGAAATTATGGCGGGACAAGTGATAGTCGATTTGATGAAGCGGTCGAAAAGATCCTCGGACATAGTTTTTATGGAGCGATACCAATTCACGATCGGTTTGATAGTTGGGAAGCTTATGATTATTTATCACGTTAAGGAGGTTGTATGAGTAGAAAAAATTGGAATGATTTTCCATTGCTATGGATCTCAACTCCATCGCATGGATATTTAAGAGTTGAATATGATGAGGTT